AAGAATTTTATGAAGACCACAGAGGTGCAAGGTGTCCTGATAAACTATTCAGCTCTGATATTCGTAAGATCAAGAAGGCAGTAGATACAGCAATGGATCGTTATAACAGGACGGTCACACCTGACGAAGTACAAGCATTGTTTATCTCCAGTAATCCTTCAATCACCCCAGCCCAAAAGCAATCATACGATGGTTTGTTTCATTCAATAAAAAAAGCAGACCCATTAGGCAATGATGTGGCAGGTGAGGTGCTTTCACGTCTGTTTCAGCAGGTTGTGGGGGCAGAGATTGCCGAACTAGGGTTTGACTATGTAAATGGTGACAAAGCCAGCCTAGAGCCTTTGCAGCATCTATTGGAAAGATACGGCGATGACTTCACACCACGGCTTCAAGTAGAGTGGGACGACATCAGCATTGATACAATCATTCAGAAAAATGATCTTGAGGCACGATGGACATTCAACATTCCAACATTGCTCCGTAAGATTGAAGGTGTAAACGATGGTCATCTTATTGAAATAGGCGCACGTCCCAACACAGGTAAGACTTCATTCCATGCCAGCATCGTTGCTGGTCCAGGTGGTTTTGCACAACAGGGTGCTAACTGTATTGTTCTTTGTAACGAAGAAAGTTATCACAGGGTTGCAGCAAGATACCTTACTGCGGCAACGGGTATGACAATGTGGGAGATCAAAAACAATCCAGCAAAAGCACGAGATTTGTATCAACCTGTTTTTGACAAGATTAAGATCAAGGATTCAACAGGTAGAGACATGTCTTGGGTCGAAAGCATTTGTAAATCGTACAAACCAGACGTAATAATTCTTGACATGGGCGATAAATTTGCTACAATGTCTGGCTACTCGCGTCCTGATGAGGCACTAAAAGCTAATGCTGTCTACGCTAGGATGATTGCAAAGCAGTATGGCTGTGCTGTATTTTATATGTCGCAGCTGAGTGCTGAAGCAGAAGGTAAGACAGTCTTGAACCAGAGTATGATGGAAGGATCACGAACTGGTAAGGCTGCCGAAGCAGACTTAATGATCCTCATTGCTAAGAACCCACAAGTAGAAGGGCAGGATGAGGAAGATAATCAACGTCATCTATGTATTGTGAAGAACAAACTTACAGGGTGGCATGGAAGAATACACTGTGAACTAAACTATATTATAGGAAGGTACGAAGCATGAAGTTAGTATTAGATGTAGAAAACACAGTGACTCATCGTGATGGCAAGATGCACCTTGATCCTTTTGAACCTGACAACTCACTTGTTATGGTTGGTATGCTGGATGATCATGGTAAGGAAACCATTGTGACGTTTGATCACAGTGAATGTGAGCCTAGTTATCGTGGGCATGAGATTGTTCAAGAAATGCTAGATCAAACAACTGTTCTCATCATGCACAATGCAGCACATGATTTGCTCTGGTTGTGGGAATCCGGGTTCAAGTATGATGGTGCTGTGTTTGACACAATGCTTGCAGAGTATGTGCTACAGCGTGGACAGAAAGAACCACTATCTCTTGAGGCTTGTGCTGAACGCTATCAACTGGAGACACAGAAGCAAGAAACACTGAAGCAATACTTTAAGCATGGATACAGCACACGAGATATTCCACATGATGAACTCATTGATTATCTTTGTGCTGACCTTCATGCTACACAACAACTTGCACAAAAGATTTACGCTAGACTGAATACAGTTCCTGACTCTGGGTTGATGTCAACTGTCGTTTTGACTAATGAAGTTGCCGTTTGTCTATCACGCATTTATCAGCGTGGTTTCAAAGTAGACCTAAGTAAACTAGATGAGGTGCGCGAAGAGTTTGAAGCAGAAAGAAATGAACTTGTTGACGCTTTACAAGATCATGTTAGCAAACTTATGGGTGACACACCAATAAATCTTAATAGCCCAGAACAATTGTCTTGGGTCATATACAGCCGAAAGGTTAAGGACAAGAATGTTTGGTCAAATTCTATTCATCCCTACATGAAAGAAACACCTTTCAAAGATTTGATCCGAAGAGAAACACAGACTTTGTACAAAACAAAAGCAGAGCAATGCAAAGATTGCAATGGCACTGGTTCTATTCGTAAGATAAAGAAAGATGGAACACCTTTTGCAAGAACAAATAAGTGTGTTACATGTAGCGCTACAGGTTTTCTTTTTAATCAAACTAAAGATGTTGCCGGTCTTCGGTTCAGCCCACCCAATGCAAAGTGGGCAAGCGCCAATGGATTTAGCACAAGCAAAACAAACTTAGAACTACTGGAAAAGGTAGCAAAAGATAAGGGTATGGATGATGCTGTATCTTTCTTAGCCAAAGTGCGTAGGCTATCAGCCGTTGACACATATCTGTCATCGTTTGTTGAAGGCATTCGTACATACACTAAACAAGATGGCAAGTTGCATGTCAGACTTTTGCAACACAGGACAGCGACAGGTAGATTGTCTGGTGCTGATCCTAATATGCAGAACATGCCACGAGGTGGTACGTTCCCCGTTAAAAAAGTATTTGTATCACGATGGCCTAATGGTAAGGTGCTGGAAGCAGACTTTGCCCAGTTGGAGTTTCGTGCTGCAGCCTTTCTTTCACAAGATGGAGTAGCGATTGAAGAAGTATCTACTGGATTTGATGTACACTCATATACCTCTGAAGTTATTACTAATGCTGGTCAACCTACGAGTCGCCAAGAAGCGAAGGCACATACGTTTGCGCCACTCTATGGAGCAACGGGCTTTGGAAGAACAAAAGCAGAAGCAGCGTATTACGAACACTTCACAGAGAAGTACCAAGGAATCGCAGATTGGCATTCCCGACTGGCTAAAGAGGCTTTAGCAACTGAGATGATTACCACACCATCTGGTCGTCAGTTTAAGTTTGATAAAGTAGAACGGTTAGAGAGTGGCAGGATTACGCATTTCACGCAGATTAAGAACTATGGTGTACAATCCTTTGCGACAGCAGACATTGTTCCGATTGCCCTGTTGCACATAGAAAAACTTTTGCATGGAATGAAATCTTGTGTAGTCAATACAGTACATGACAGTATCGTTGTGGATGTGCATCCTGATGAAGAAACGCAAGTTATTAATATAGTTAAAAAAACTAATCATGATTTGCCTGGATTAATAACGTTGCGTTGGGGTATAGTGTTCAATGTTCCACTAGAATTAGAAGCAAAAATCGGTAAAAATTGGCTTGACACTAAAGATGTAGTGTGATACAACTACGGTTCTTATTTTTGAAAGGAGTAAATAAATGAGTGAACTCGCAGTAATTGATTCCAATAACTATGCTATGATGTCTCAGATGATGGGACTGGCATATGATACTGGAGATAATAAATCTAAAAGCACGTTGGCCCGATTGCGTATTAATAAGAAGCCCATCAAGGGTCAGGCAGAAGTTAATGGCAAGAAGGTAAACATGGAAATTGTTGCAGCTGGTACATACAGTTTGCAAAAAACTGAAACGGGTATATTCTATGCAGATCGTGCAGTGATTAGACCATTTATTCAGCGCTTCATGTATCAGCGTTATGACAGTTCGGTTAATAACTACATTAAAACTGTAATGGCAAACAGTCTGGACATTGATCTAAAAGATACTGCAGGTGGTTTTAATTGTGGTAAACCTGCTGGATACATTGAAGATTTTAATTCTTTGCCTGAAAATGTCAAAGATTTGATTCGTGCAACTCGTAGAGTTCGTGTTCTTTTTGGTGAAGTAACTCTAGAAAATGCTATTGACAACACAGGTGCAGAACATGAAATTAAAGATGTCCCATTTATTTGGGAGATTGATGGAAAAGAAGCATTCAAAAACTTAGGCCAAGCAATGTCCAAGTTTAATGAACTTCGCCGTCTTCCTGTACAGCATAACATTTCTATGGTTACAGAAGAAAGACAGTTGCCTACTGGTGTTTCTTATCATGTACCAACATGTGAAGTAGATGTAAAAGCATCACATGAAATTACCGATAAAGATCAAGATACTTTCAAAAGTTTCATGGGTTGGGTGGAAAACTACAATCAATGGGTTCTTGGTGAGTGGGATAAAAAGCATCAAGAAACAGTTGACCCAGAAGATATCTCAACTGTTGAATCATTTGTTGATATCGAAATCGAAGAGGACGTATAATATGAATCATCCATCTGAACTGGCGTTGCACAAATACCTAGACAATGCTGCAAATGGTAAGGCAACTATGTCTGAAAAGACTGCCCAACAAATTGCAGACGATGTTCGTGAAGCTGTGCTTCGTCAGTTTGGCGATTCAGGTAAGCGAAAATTTCGTCTTCGCATGTCAAACATTGGTAAACCAACTTGCCAACTGTGGTTTGAAAAGAACAAACCTGAGACAGCCCTGCCTCGCCCTAATACATTTGTAATGAACATGATGCTTGGAGACATTGTTGAAGCTGTCTTCAAGGGGTTGCTGACAGAAGCTGGAGTAGATTATGGAGATTCGGATAGTGTATCATTGGATATTGACGACAATACTATTACTGGAACCTACGATCTTACAATGGATGGCGCTGTTGACGATATTAAATCAGCCTCTGATTGGTCTTATAGAAATAAGTTTCAGTCATACGAATCTCTTAAACAGGGAGATGCTTTTGGGTATGTAGGACAGCTTGCAGGTTATGCAAAAGCTACAGGTTTAAAAGCAGGTGGCTGGTGGGTAGTCAATAAAGCTAACGGACAATTTAAATACGTTCCAGCTGCAGGTCTTGATATTGATAATGAAGTATCTAAATTAAGTGATACAGTCAAAGTTGTTACTGCTAACAAATTTGAAAGATGTTTTGACGCAGAGCCTGAAACATTTCGTGGTAAACCTACAGGCAACAAAGTGCTGTCAAAACAGTGTTCATTTTGTGATTTTAGAAAAGAATGCTGGCCTAGCCTGGTTGAAAAACCTGCTGTTAAGTCACAAGCAAAAGAACCAAAGATTGTTTCTTATGTTGAATTGGCAGAAGGATATAGGTAATTGCCTAACGCAAAGCAGTTTATAGTGGCACGAAAGTTAGGGTTTCGTAGCGGTTTGGAACATAAGGTTTCTGAGTATCTTGATCGACTCAAAATAATTTATGAATATGAGTCTATTAAAATTGAATGGGAAGACCTTGCGTACAGAACCTATACCCCCGACTTCGTGCTTAATAACGGGATCATAATAGAAACAAAAGGTATGTTTACTGCGGCTGATAGACGAAAACATCTTGCAATTAAAAAACAACATCCTAAATTAGATATACGGTTTGTTTTTGAAAACAGTCGGCGAAAGTTACGCAAAGGGGCTAAGTCAACGTATGGTGAATGGTGTATCAGATATGGGTTTAGATATTATGATAGGATTATTCCAGAAGATTGGCTGAAAGAAAAAGGTACTAATAAACACCCTAAGTTTCTAAAATTTACTGGAAAGAAAGTAGAAAGGAAAAAGTCATGACAACAGATGATCTATATCATGTAGATGAAAATGATTTTCTAATTCGTATTCGTCCCGTTAAATCAGATGACGATAAATTTACTGGTGATGCGCATTTCTCTGTAATGACTTCTGGAGAGTCTGCTTTATCTGCAGAGTTGTTAAAAGACTTTGAATACATTGTAAAATGTATGTTGTCTACAATACCTTTGATGGAGCAAGACGAAGCATTTCGGGATTTTATTGTTCACTATGTGGATAATTATTTTAAATATGAGTTTGATACAGATTTTTCCCCAACTATAGAAAGTGTAGATGGTAATGTTATAACACTTAACTTTAACACAAAAACAAAAGGCAATGCGTAATGACTGACTATAAAAGTATAATTGAACGATATGATGAACAGGCTCGTCAGCTAAAGCAAAGTATTAAGAAAGATGATATGGTAAATCATCCCCCTCATTACAATAACCAAGGCATTGAGTGCATTGAGGCCATTGCTGCGGCTACAGGAGAGGGCTATGAGTTTTATCTCCAAGGCAACATCATGAAATACCTGTGGCGTTATCGCTATAAAAATGGTACAGAAGATTTGAAGAAAGCACGATGGTATCTGGATAAACTTATAACAGAGGTCGAGGGCTGTTATGATGATAAGAGTTAAGGTATGTGCTACACTTCAAATAGACCCTGAAGAATACCCAATGCCAGCAGATGGTGAT